TTAAGCGTTAGGTGGGGGGCGCATGGGCCAGGTGGGGTATAGGCGTTATATGTATATGCCCAATGACAGAGAGGGTATTTTTAGGTCTGTTAACCACATTGTTAAGCTAGTGGTTAACACTTGAACAATAAATGTGCTTGAATATAACTAGTAGTCATGGAAATCTACAAACAAAACAGTAGGTACTACCTCTATAGGAAGGGGGGTCAACTACTTCTAGTCACTAGATCTAGGAGAGTCTGTGAGCATTACCTGGCAGTAGGGAAGTTCTACATAAAAAGAAAAGAGGATGAGGTGTGACATGTTGTCATCTCGCCTGTATTACTCTTGTTTTTTACTTGAAGCGTATATAACTTATAGTATATAATACTTATAGTAATACTTTAAGTCTTACTCTTTTATTTTATATTCTTATATTTCTAATACTCTAAGTATTACTACTAGTAATTCCTCTATTCTGTTTTGTAGTTCCTTTTTCGCAAGAAAAAGAAATAGACCTGTTGACTTGAGGATTACTTTAAGTACAACTATCCAACACAAGTTAGAATAATGAACAAAAGAATTAAGTACTTTGAGTCAGACTCAGTACTAGAAGAGTTCTACAACGCTTTAGCAAACAGAAACGAAAAGAAGTTACGAAGGGTACACATCCCTCGTTCTGACGTTTTCTATATTCGTAGAGCCTACTATGAATCTACAGGACACTGGGTGTCTCTAGATAGAATGGAAAGAGCTATGTACCTTGAGGGTATGCTCAGAAAGTCTGACGTTTTAGATCCTAACAGAAAAAGAGAGTGGGAGTAATGGTTGTAGACTTTGATATAGATGGTGATGGAAAGATTACTGAAGCAGAAGTAGCCATGAAAGAACGTATGCTCGAAATAGAGCTACGAGAAGAAAAGGCTGAATCACAAAAGAAGATGGCCTGGGTTGCTATGGTAATGATGATAGGCTTCACAGTTTTTCTCTTTACTCCCCTCATGTCAGACACAAGAGTTTCTGCCCTAGCTGAGTTGCTTGGGCTTTTCTACATAGCACAGACTGGTGTTGTAGCAGCCTACATGGGTGCAACTGCGTACATGGCAGGTAAGCCAATGGGCAACAAGATAGCAATGAAAAAGGATATGAGGTAATGGCATCACCCCTAAGACAACCAAGGAGAGCAATAGGTAATGTAGGAAGAGGATCTAAAGTTGCTCCCACCCCAGTAAAAAGATCTCCAGTACAACACTCAGGTATGGGAGGTCCAGGTTCATTTAAAAAAGCTACAAAAGCAAACCTTACTCAGCAACCACCAAAACTAACACAAGATATATATGAAAAAATTTTGAAGGAGGCTGCAAAGAGAAACGCAACAAAACCAAGAGGCGTTCCTACAGGACCAAGAGGTTTACCAAGAGGTGTGGCTCCTCCAAAACAAGCACCTCGTTCTCAACCTCTACAACAACCAAGAAATCTTAGTACTATACCTGGTTTTGGGTATGGACGTTCTGCAAGAGGAGCCTTGGGATCACGAGGCAGACCTAACGCAAAAAGGGCTAACCCTTCAATGCGTGGAGGATACCCTGCAACTGCAACACCATATACAGGAATGGTTAATATTGGGGGCAGACAGTATTCTAAGGGTGGTCTTCTTAAGTCATCCAGTAAATTAAATACAGGCATTAAATCAGGAAAGTGAGAACATGACATTTAGATTGAGTCAGAGATCTCTAGATCGACTAGAGGGTGTACACCCAGAAATGGTAGCAGTAGTTGAACGAGCTATTCAACTGACAGAGGTAGACTTTGGAGTAACGCAGGGTGTACGTACTTTGGAAGAGCAAAAGGCTAACGTAGCTGCAGGACGATCTCAGACAATGCGATCTAAGCATTTACTACAGGACGATGGCTTCAGCCATGCTGTAGACGTAGTAGCCTATGTAGGGCCAAATGTATCCTGGGAACTTAACTTGTACGATGATATTTGTGACGCATTTAAGCAAGCAGCAGAAGAAGTTGGTTGCAGTATAAAATGGGGAGCAGCCTGGAGTGAAGGAGACATAAGATCTTACCCAGGCAGCGCAGAAGATGCTATGATGGCATATGTTGATCTAAGACGCAGCCAGGGACGTAGACCCTTTATCGATGCTCCCCACTTTGAGTTAATGTAATGGATATGCTAGAGTTCATAATCCAGTGGTTAGCTGCCCCTCTTGCTTTTGTAGTTTGGTTCTTGTTTATGAAAGCTACCAAGAACGAAAAGGATATAGCAATTCTCAATGCACAGTATGAGTCAAACAGACTTTCCTACGACAGAGAAATGAAAGAAATGAAAGATACTATCAAAGCAATCTTCAATAAGCTAGATAGTATAGAGCAAGCCCTGAGAGACAGATGAGGTGGTTAGTTCTACTCCTTTTTTTATCTGGTTGTGGTCTAACCTCCCTACTTCCCTTTGGTGGATCTGGTGGACCTACAGTCAACAGCAATGCCCAGATAGGGAAAGAGAATAGACAGTCAGTTCTATCTGTAGAACAAAGCGAAGAAGTTTCTGCAGGTAGAGATGTAATTCAAACAGAAGTATTAAAAGAGGTTGAAACAGGAAGTGTGGAAAACCTAGACATCATCAACACAAACATACCACCCTGGGTTATGTTACTATTAATTTTAGGTTGGCTCTTGCCAACGCCTACAGAAATTGCTAGAGGTTTTATGAACTTTGTGCTAAGACTGTTTGGCAGAAAGGACAACCCCAAGTATGACAGGTACAAAACATGAGTATACCTGAACGAGTCAAAAACAAAATGAAGGCTGTTGGTCTCAAAGGGGTCAACAAACCACAGCGTCTAAATGACAATAGTGGTAAGTCTCATCACGTTATGGCTTCAGAAGGGGGTAAATATAAATATATCAAGTTTGGTCAGAAGGGTGTAAAAACCAATCAGACTGCAGGACAACGAGAGGCATTCAAGTCTCGCCACGCAAAGAACATCAAAAAGGGTAAGATGTCTGCAGCATACTGGGCTGATAAAGTAAAGTGGAGTCCCTCCAAAACAAAATCACCTTCTAAGAAATGGAAAAAAGGATCGTAATATGAAAACAAAAGCATTAGCAGTTATCGCTGCGCTGACAGCAACATCAGCATCAGCAAAAGATTTTTCTGTAGCAGGACAAACACTGTCCATTGGCGCAGACTCAGACATCAACTATACGACTGGTATAGAAGAGTGGGAATGGGAAGTAACACCTTCAGCAGGAATGACTGCTCTAGGTATTGGTTTTACAGTAGCAACTGACATTGACATGTTAGAGCTAGATGAAGGAGATATCTTTCAAGGTCTAGACTTTACTGTGGACTATACTGTTCCAAGTACAAATGTTAGTTTATATACTGAAGTTTCAACAGATGCAGACCTAGAATTTGGTGACGTAACTGTAGGGGCTACAGTCAGCTTCTGATGTGGGTGGCGATAATGCTGATGTGTACTAATGCGTCAGCATTCTCCTGCACAATTATGGCTAAAGCAGAACAACCCTTTTATAGTCAAGAGGCTTGTTTCAAAGAGGCTGAAGAACTAGCAGAGATGTTAAAGTTAAGAGGGGCAATAGCTGTTCCCTCTTGTATAGAAGTAGGAAAGAGTTTGTAATGGTAGTTAATGCGTCTAAGAATTATACCAAGCCAGGTATGCGTAAAAAACTAGTAGCTAGAGTTAAAGCAGGGTCTAAGGGTGGTAAACCTGGACAGTGGTCTGCTCGTAAGGCTCAGATGGTAGCCAAACAATACAAAGCAAAGGGTGGGGGATACAAGACATGATTAAGTACTTCAAACACTTATGGTGTGCACTACGTAATAAAGGATGTAGTTGCAACTGTAGCTGTGGTGCTATTGTCTGCGAGAAGCAGTAATGAAAGCCCCACAGAAATCTTTAAAGAAGTGGGGGCAACAGAAGTGGCGAACTTCTGATGGATCTCCCTCTAAGGGTAAGAAGAGATACTTACCTGACAAAGCCTGGAAGGCTTTGACACCTGGCGAAAAGGCTGCTACTAATAAAGCCAAGGCTGCAGGAAATAAAAAAGGAAAGCAGTTTGTTGCACAGCCCAAGGGTGTCGCAAAGAAAGTTAAACCATACAGAGCTAGTAAGGGAGGTCTAGCTAGAAAGAAAAAGTAAAATGCCATTTCTTACTAGCAGCATCCCATACTTCAAAGCATGGGTACGAAGAGAGTACACAAAGAATCTAGAGGAATACGAGGGTGAGTTCTTACATGCAATGGTCATAGGTGTAACCACCATGCCAAACAGAACCCTAAGTTTCCAAGTTATATTTACAGGTTGCGAGTCAGACTTTGATGACTCAGAGAATATACATGGTGGTGCAATGTGGGCAAGGATGCCTCTTACAGCACTCGTGGCAGATACCCCCCTTGAGGCTTGGCCTACAGAGTTACCACCATACTTAGCACAACCCTGGGATTGTATGTCTCATACACACTCAGTATACAAATTAGAAAGAGCTACACCTGCCCCCTGGATAGCCAAAGTAGATGGTGAGTTCTATCCTGCAAAGTATTACTTCACTGTTGACTACACAGACAACGAAGTAGCAGACGATCCTGCACAACATAAACAGTCTCATGTCTTGGAGTTGTTAGATGCAGGAGAATACACAGGTAACATTGTTGCGTTGCCCAATAATAGAGTGAGAGTAACTCACCCTGCTTGGTTTGAAACTGGACAAGGTGCTCCAGACTTTAAACCTAATCAGCACATATATAACTCAAAAGAAGACGTAGACTATGTATGGGATACGCAACGAGTCTTTAACAATTTGTATAGTGAGGAAGAACAATGAAAAAGATGAAGAAAAAAGGTTACTCTAAAGGTGGAGCTAACATGAAGAAAAAAGGCTACGCAATGGGTGGAGCCAATATGAAAAAGAAGGGTTATGCAATGGGTGGTCTAAAAGCTCCTAGTGCAAACCAGACTGGACTAAAGAAACTACCTAAAGCAGTTCGTAATAATATGGGCTACATGAACAAGGGTGGTATGCCTAAAAAGAAAAAAGGGTATGCTATGGGTGGTGCTAATATGAAGAAGAAAGCATACGCCAAGGGTGGCAAGGTTGCCATGTATAACGTAGGTGGTATGATTAAATCTTCTGGTGAGCTTAACACAGGTATTAAGAAAGCACCCAATACTTACAAGAAAGGTAAGTAATAATGAGTAAGAAAAAAATTGTTGAGTACTTTATTGAGTACATGGGTAAGTTTTTTAAGACTACATCAAAAACTACTGCAGATGCCATAAAGAAAAATAACCCAAGGGTCAGAGTTACGACAACAGCCCCTAAAGGACTTAGCGTAACTAATTTAAAACCACCCCCCAAGTCTTTACGACAACCACAAAACCCAAAGACAGGTAAGTTTCAAAAACCTGCACCTGCTCCTGCAAGGGTGACTCCTAAAAAACCTAATACTCCTACTAAAACAGATAAAAAGCCAAGCAAAGTTCCTTCAGTTCCTAAGAAGAAACCAAATGCTATGACTACTTCTCCTAAGAAACCTAGTAGGCCAGGTGATGACGCAAAGGTAGTAGGAGGTTCAAGGTCTAAGCCTAGCAACAGAGACTACTCTGTTCGTAGTGTACGAGGACCAAGACCTAAAACATCTGCACCTGCACTTCTAAGATCTTCTACTCTAGAGGGTGGTCCACAATTAGACACAACACCACCAGAGGATAAGAAAAAGAAGGAGCAGGATAGAAAGACTAAACCAAAGACTGTAGATCCTAAAAAGACCAAGCCTCCTGTTAAGGCTCCTCCTCGTAAGGAACCACCTAAGAAGAAGAAACCTACAGTCAAACCTAAGTTACGTCCTGCACAGGGACCAGTAACAAATGAGTCTTTTGCTGCAGCCTTCAAACGTAATAGGGCAGCTAAGAAACCAACCTTTACTTGGAAGGGCAAGCTGTATACCACTCGTTACAAAGAAGAGTCTATTGCAGAACACAAGAAGAAGTTTGGTGTAGAAGGGAAGTATAAGAAATGAAACTAGATGGTGACAAAGTAATTGATCAGTATGGTGCAGTTCTCGCAGAAAAGATTCATGGTGAGTGGCATTCTAAAGATCCTGCTGTGCTAGACTTCATAAACAATCAGGATACAGAGACAGTTAAAGTACGTGCTCGTAATAAGAAGGGTCAGCTTATGGCAGATGATCCTTCAACCCCTGATGTCAATGAAGCCTGGACAACCAAAGTAGTAAAAAAAGTTAAAGGTAAGAAATGACTTCTTTAGTTAATGCTAACTTTTTTACTGCTGCAGCAGATTTAAGTGCAACTGCAGGTGGGGCAAGTGGGGATGTTATCTACACTTGTCCTAATAATTTTATATCACTTATAAAGTTTTTACACGTATCAATTGGGGCTAACTCAACTAAGAAGTATAGTCTTCAGTGGTATGATGCCTCCTCTACAACTTACTACTTTATTGTAGATGATCATAGTTTAGCAGGTAATAGCCTTGAAGAGGTCATACAGGGTGGTGGCTATCTTGCCCTAGACCCAGGCGATAAGATTATAGGCTTTGAAGAAACAGGTGCAGATGCTCACGTTATTATCTCTGGTGAGGAACATTACCAACCAACATAACAGGGTTGCATATTTGTCACTACTCTGATATAACTACTCGTATATAACTATCCTTGCCCAGTTAGGGTTAACATAGAAAAGGATAGTAAAATGTTTAAAAGAATATTCAATAGACTAATTGAAGCTAGAGCAGAATCAGCAAGACGTAAGATTGCACGTATTCAGCTTGAAAAAATGACTGACAGAGAATTAAAAGACTTAGGGATTGGTAGGTTCGATATCGAAAGAGCCATACTCTATGGTAAATCTATCTGAAAGAATCAAATAATTTTATTAATGATAGTGGCAGTACTTTGGGAGGAGGCTCGTTATCGATCCAGTTACAATCATATCAGGGGCGACTATGGCCTTCAACGCCTTGAAGAAAGGCTTTCAGGTGGGCAAGGATCTCAATGATATGAGTTCCCAACTTCAGCAGTGGGCAGGTCATATGGCTGACTTGGGTCAGGCTGAAAAGCAGAACAAGAATCCTCCCTGGTGGAAAGCCTTAAATGGAGAGTCCATAGAGGCAGAGGCTTTGGCTATTTTCACTGCCAAGAAAAAAGCAGAATCCATGAGAAAAGAATTGAAGGACTGGATCAGTTTCAGCATGGGGCCATCTGCCTGGGATGAACTAGTAGCCACTGAGGGACGAATACGTAAACAAAAAAGAGAGCAAGAGTATCGCAAAGCAGAGATGCAAGAAGCAATTATAACCTGGACTATTTCAGGTTTGCTTCTTTTTTCTGCAATAGGTGTTCTTATTTTCATAGCATACATGGTGAAATATGGCTAGACAACTTACAGAAAAACAACAGAAGTTTCTTGATGTTCTCTTTGAGGAGGCAAAGGGTGATCCTGTTCAGGCTAAGAAGCTTGCAGGATATGCTGACGCTGTATCCTCTACAAGTATTGTTAATGCCTTGACAGATGAGATTGCAGACCTTACAAAGAAGTTCATAGCACAATCATCAACCAAGGCTGCGTATACTATGTTCTCTGTTATGGCTGATCCTACTGATCTAGGTGTAAAAGAAAAGATGTTAGCAGCTAAAGATATTCTAGATCGTGCAGGATTTGCAAAAACAGATAAGGTAGAAGTAAAAGCTACAGAGCCTTTATTTATTTTACCTGCAAAAGAAGATGAGTAAGAGAGCGTCAGAGGCAGACCATCCAACTAAGGTAGACTGGCAGATACCCCTTAAAGGTGAAAAGGGTGAGTGGTATCCTGTAGTTAGAGTAGGAAGACACGTACCATTTGGTTACAAACAGGATGAAGAAGATGAAATGCTTTTGATTCCTATCCCTGAAGAACTAGAACTTTTAGAAAAAGCAAAGTTGTTTCTTCAAGACTATAGTGTTAGACAAGTAGCGAAGTGGTTGTCTGATCAGTCTGGTAGAAACATCTCACATGTAGGGTTATATAAACGTGTCAGAATGGAAGAAAAAAGACGCAGGGCATCGTCCAACTACAGACAGTATGCCAAAAAATATAAAGAAGCGTCAAGGAAGAGCCAGAAAATCGAAGAAAAAAGAATTGGTGGTAGAAACACCAGAAGTCTTGACACAGATGAGGACTACATCAAACTCGAAAGAGGGGAGTGTTGTCCCTTCTGTGGTCAAACAAAAGGTGATATTCAAACCCAACCCAGGCCCACAGACTAGGTTCCTAGCTGCAACAGAACAAGAAGTTCTATATGGAGGAGCAGCAGGTGGTGGTAAGAGCTATAGTTTAGTTGCTGATCCTGTTAGATACTTTAATAACCCACATGCACGAATGCTTCTTGTGCGTAGATCGACAGAAGAACTTAGAGAACTTATATCAGTAAGCAAGCAACTTTACCCACAAGCTATTCCTGGTATTAGGTTTATGGAAAGAGATAAGACTTGGGTAGCACCTAATGGTGCAACACTCTGGATGTCATACCTTGATAGAGATGATGACGTTATGAGATACCAAGGACAAGCCTTTAACTGGATAGGGTTTGACGAACTAACACAGTGGCCTAGCCCTTATGCCTGGAATTACATGAGGTCACGTCTACGTTCTACAAAAGCCTCTGGACTACCACTCTACATGAGGGCAACGAGTAACCCAGGTGGCCCAGGACACCAATGGGTCAAACGTCACTTTATAGATCCTAGTACTCCAGACCAACCCTTCTGGGCTACAGATGAGAATGGGGAAGTTATCTGTTGGCCTAAAGGACACACAAGAGAGGGTGAACCTCTATTTAAAAGAAAGTTTATTCCTGCTACGTTATTTGATAATCCCTATCTTTCTGAGGATGGAATGTATGAGGCAAACCTTTTATCTTTACCAGAGCATCAGCGAAGACAACTCCTTGAGGGTGACTGGGATATAAACGAGGGCGCAGCCTTTCCAGAGTTTAACAGACGCATACACGTAGTTGATCCCTATGACATACCTAGTAACTGGGTTCGTTTCAGAGCTTGTGATTATGGGTATGGATCTTACACTGGTGTAGTCTGGTTTGCAGTTGTTCCAGGATCTGAACAGCTAATTGTCTACAGAGAGTTATATGTATCTAAAATCATAGCGACTGACCTGGCTGACATGATCCTGGACATAGAAGGTGAAGAGAAGATAAAGTATGGTGTGCTTGACTCATCTCTTTGGCACAACAGGGGTGATACTGGCCCAAGCCTAGCAGAACAAATGATAATGAAAGGGTGTCGTTGGAAACCCTCAGACAGATCAAAGGGTTCTCGTGTAGCAGGTAAGAACGAGCTACACAGAAGACTACAAGTAGACGAGTTTACAGAGGAGCCAAGACTTGTCATATTTTCTAATTGCGTTAATCTTATATCTCAGCTTCCCTCTATTCCTCTAGACAAGAGAAACCCTGAAGATGTAGATACAAATGCAGAAGATCACTTATATGATGCGTTAAGGTATGGGGTAATGACAAGACCCAGAAGTAGCATCTTTGATTTTGATCCTGCTTCACAACGCACAGGCTTTCAAGCCTCAGACCCTACATTTGGATATTAAGGAATACTCATGGAAGAAGATGACATTTTTGAATCAGACGAATTATCGATAGATGAGGCAACATCCTCTTACGCAGATGACAAACCTGATAACGAAGTCTACAGTGACCCAACTGTAGGTAATATTGTTGGGTTTGTAGAGGATCGTTATGGTAAGGCTGAAAAGGCTAGATACTCTGACGAACAACGTTGGATTAAATCATACCAAAACTACAGGGGTATCTATGGCCCTGATGTTCAGTTTACCTCCACAGAAAAGTCTAGGGTATTTGTTAAAGTTACTAAGACCAAAGTTCTTGCAGCCTATGGTCAAATTGTCGATGTACTCTTTGGTTCTCACAAGTTTCCTATTTCTATCAACCCTACTCGTTTACCAGATGGGGTAGCAGAGTCAGTACACTTTGAGGCTAACCCACAGATAAAACAGGCTACAGGTGGTGCTCCTCAGATGACACCAGAGGATACCAAGCTACAGCCTGGAGAAACGATAATTGATTTACGTGAACGTCTTGCAGGAATGCAGGACAGACTAGAGCCTGTTATTGATGACCTTAAGGAAGGTCCAGGTCTTACACCCTCACAACCCACTTTCCATCCTGCAATGGTTGCAGCTAAGAAGATGGAAAAGAAAATACATGATCAGTTAGAAGAGTCTAACGCAAGTAAACAACTACGTAATACAGCCTTTGAGACTGCTCTCTTTGGTACAGGGATTATGAAGGGACCATTTGCTCTAGACAAAGAATATCCTAACTGGGATGATGAGGGTAACTACTCTCCTATGTATAAGACTATACCACAGACTGCTTCTGTGAGTATATGGAACTTCTACCCTGACCCAGATGCTAACAACATGGATGAGGCAGAGTACGTAGTAGAACGTCACAAGATGTCTCGTTCTCAGATGAGAGGGTTAAAGAACAGGCCATTCTTCAGATCCAATGCGATTGATGCAGCCATTGAACTTGGTGAGTCCTACACGAAAGAGTGGTGGGAACAAGTCATGGAAGATGCAGACCAAGAGACTAGGGCAGAACGTTATAACGTCCTTGAGTTCTGGGGTTATGTAGATACAGACATCTTAGAAGATCATGACGTAGATATTCCAAAAGAGTTGAAGGATCAGGATCAAGTATCAGCTAATATCTGGATTTGTAATGGGCAAGTCTTACGTCTTGTCATGAATCCTTTTACTCCTGCTATCCTTCCTTACTATGCTGTGCCATACGAAATTAATCCTTACTCATTCTTTGGGGTAGGTATCGCAGAGAATATGGATGACACACAGACCCTTATGAATGGGTTTATGCGTATGAGCGTAGACAATGCTGCACTTTCAGGTAACTTGTTAATTGAAGTGGATGAGACTAATTTAGCCCCAGGACAAGACTTAACAATGTACCCTGGCAAAGTCCTACGCAGAATGGGGGGTGCTCCTGGACAAAGTATCTTTGGAACCAAGTTCCCCAACGTATCTAACGAGAACATGCAGATGTTCGATAAAGCAAGGGTATTAGCAGATGAATCAACTGGTTTCCCATCTTTCGCTCATGGTCAGACAGGCGTTAGTGGAGTGGGTCGTACTGCTAGTGGTATTTCTATGCTTATGTCTGCTGCCAATGGCAGCATTAGGACTGTCGTAAAGAATATAGATGACTATCTACTTGGACCACTAGCTAAAGCTTTCTTTTCTTTTAATATGCAGTTTGACTTTGATCCTGAGATCAAGGGTGACTTAGAAGTAAAGGCTGAAGGTACAAACTCACTGATGGCTAACGAAGTACGTAGCCAACGCTTAATGCAGTTCCTTGGTGTTGTACAAAATCCTGCACTTGCACCTTTTGCAAAAATGGATTATATTATCAGAGAGATTGCAAACTCTATGGATCTTGATCCTGACAAGGTTGCAAACTCAATGACTGATGCAGCAATCCAAGCTGAGATACTCAAGAAGTTTCAAGCAGAAAATCCACCACCTCCACCTGCAGCACCTCCATCACCACAGGGAGCACCTGCAGGAGCACAAGCCCAAGATACACAGGGATCTGGTGGTGGGCAGGTAGGGACAGGTTCAGTTCCTACACCTAATGAACCAGGGTTCTCAGCCAACACAGGGCAAGGGCAACGATGAACTTAAAACTACTGGTGAATAACAAGGATGTATGGGATTCGTTCAACGATGAGTTAGATCGAAGAATTAACTACATCCATGTTCAGATGGAGCAAACTCAAAGAGAAGAAGATTTCTTTAGACTACAGGGACAGGCAAGAGCTTTACGTAATCTAAAGAATCTGAGGGATGAAGTGAATGGACCTAAACCAGACTAAAGAACCAAGATTTAGTGAAGAAGAACTCGCAGAGATAGGACGATTACAGAACGATCCTACCTCTGAACATTACTACTATGATCCTGATGAAAGTTTTTTAGACAAGGTTATGAGAAAGCTTGAACCCTATGGAGAAGACTTCAAGGGTTTTATTGAGTATCTGTTCACACCCAGTAGACACTTTGGTACAGGTCAGTACAGTGAGGGTGGACTAGAGGCTCAAACAGATAACGCTTTTAGTAAAGCTATTTCTAAAAGACCTGGGTTTAGATCTCTTTCAGATGCTAAAGGCCAGGTGTCTTCAGACGAACTGCAGGAAGGGGTAAACTTTGCAGCGAGTTGGCTTGTTCCTTTCTATGACTCAGGTGTAAACATATCAAATGTTGTAGAAGAATACATGAAGCCTGAAAAGGAACGTGACTACGACTATATAAAAAGACAGTTTAATGAGGCAGGAGAAAGTGCTGCGATTGAGGCAGGTTTACTTCTTATGGGTGGTATAGTTACCAAGTATGGTGGCAAAGGTATCAAGGCTCTAGCTGACAAAGTAAAACAAGTTGAAGTAAAAACAAATCCTAATACAGTATCAATGCTTGGTATGGGTTCTGTAACTATTACTAAGAAACCTGCAATTAAAGAAGGTGTTCCTACTATAGAAGCAGCAGGTCTTACAGACGAAGCTATTGAAACATGGCGTAAGGAAAACGAGACATCTGAAGAATTTAGAAAAGCTTTAAAAGGTAGAAATCCTGAACTTCAGGAGTTAGCCAAAGGAGTATCAGAAGGGCGAGTTTTTAGCAGTACTTATCGTAAACGTGCTGATGAGCTTAGACCTATTAGAGTAGTTAAAGAAGTACCTAAACCTGCAACCAATAAAGAAATTGTAAGTGCCTTAAACGATAAGCAAAGACGAAACCCTATAATTGGACTTAATGAAAAAGTTTCAACAGGGGAAATGGTAGACGTAAGATTAAACATACCTGCTTATACTGACTACGATGTTTGGGTCCCTACAATTAGACATAATGGAAAAGAGAAATATAAAGCTGCAGTTAGACTAAAAAATGTCAACTTTATAAAACCTACTTTAAGTGGTAGTGCAAAAAGAACAGATAGCTCTAAAGCTCTTAAAGTCGCAGAGGGTGGTAATAAAAATCCTTTTGCTGTTATGACAGGAGAATATGTAGAGGGTACTGATGATGAACTTTTCACTATGGCAAAAGAAGTTTTTGATAGTGATGAGTGGACACAAGTAGGATATGACCCAATAAAAAGAGGTTTCTTTTATGACAGAGAAACTGGACAGGCAATACTAGAAGCAGATGAAGTAATTCAGGTAGGGCATTTGGTCTTAGCAAAAAACGCAAAGAAGACAGACCCAGATGTTTTTCCTTTTAACGAAGGTGGTGTAGCAATGAACGAACAAATGGAAATGGCATTTATGCAAGAGGGTGGTATCAAAGATGATGGTATGACCAAAGACCCTGTTTCAGGTAATCCAATTCCTCCTGGCTCTATGGCTAACGAAGTTCGTGACGATATTCCTGCTATGCTTTCTGAGGGTGAGTACGTAGTTCCTGCTGATGTTCTTAGGTTTTATGGAGTAAACTTCTTTGAAGACTTACGCAACAAAGCAAAGTCTGGGTTGCAGAACATGGAGAAGAATGGTAGAATAGGTGGTGAACCACTTAGCCCACAACAAGTACAACAGAACATGGGACAGTCTGGTGTTACCATGCAAGCTAATCAGGGTGGTGCTGTAGGTTACAATCCAGGTGGTTTTCAAAACCAACTTGACCCATACATGCAGCAAGCAAAACAACTAGGGGGAGGTTTTGATCCTTCTCAATTTTCAACTGTTGGTGGAACTCTATTTAATCAAACAGGACAGGTTGCAGATAGCATTACGAGAAGTGAAACTTATGTTAATGCTGAGACTGGTGACACTCGTATTGTACAGTTTGTTTCTTCTGCAGGTGAGACTAAAGTTGTACCACCCTCTGATGAGATATATACTAAACCACCCTACTACGTACAGGGTTCATCAGCTTTAAAACAAGCACAACAAGCCTTTCAACAGTCACAGACAGGTGGTGGTAGTGATCCAAAAGATCCACCAGAACCAAAACCTAAACAACCTTTTGGCATAGACGTTGACTGGTCAGACCCAAAGGCTTACGCAGATAGTTTACTGGAAGGGCCAGATGGTCTTCCAAAGTCAATACAGATGTTGTCTGCACTTGCAGGTCCATTTGGAATGGCTGCTGTAGGTGGCGCAAATGCTGCCATGACACTAGGTAAAATATCTGATTTAAGAGCTGCACAAATAATTGCTCAAGCTCAAGGTGATACAACTACTTCAGAATATATAGAAAAAGAATTAGGTAAATTTATAAAAAGATCCCCTAACATTGTTTCATTTCTAGAAGAGGCTGTAGCTCCTGGCACAGCTAAAGCTAAAGAAGTAATTACTAGAATGGGTCTTAGAGGGACAAGAGATCCTAAAACTGGCAGATTTACTTTTAGTCAAGATGACATTAAATATAATAAATCATACTTATCAACCTACGCTCTAGCAAAAAAAGATGAAACAGCAGCTATCCTTCAAGGTGGTGGAGCTACAGGTGATGATGATGGACCAACAGTTATTGCAGGTGGTGGTGTAGCATCAAGAGACGATCCTACAGTTATAGGAGATAGGTATGACTTTACCAGTGATGAAGAGCCAACTACTGAAGAAGAAGCAGAAAATGATGCTATCTTTGATGCTATTGATGCACAATTTGAAGCAGCAGGTGTACCACAGAACAAAGGTGGTCTAATGACCAAGGCAAAAAAGAAGAAATAACAATAAGGCTACCCAGGAATGGTTCCTGGCCCCAACATAAGGAGAACTTAAATGCCTGAACTAACTACTATGGAAAAACCTAAGACAGCAGGTTTTGTTGATCGTGGTTTCAATTATGCAAAGAAACAAAAACGCATAGAAGAAGAAGAGGCAGAGATTGCCAAACTAGAAGCAGAGGCTCGTGGTGAAGAAGTTACAGAGAGTGAATCCAGTGGCGAGAATACTGAGGACACCCAAGTACAAGCCACAGACGATTCCAAACAAGAAGAAACCAAAGAGACACAAGAAGCACAAGAAGACGATTCAAACTTAAGTGCTGAAGAGAAGTCTTTTAAGAAACGTTATGGTGACTTGCGTAGACATATGCAAGAAAAAGAAAAAGAGTGGAACGAAAGGCTAGAGTCTTTAGAAAAGAATAAAGCAAAGCAGAGTATTGTTCCTCCTAAGTCAGATGAAGACATTGAGGCTTGGGCAAAAGAATATCCAGACGTAGCAGGTATTGTTGAAAAGATAGCATCTGAAAAAGCAAAAGAGATGTTCAGCAAGGCTGAGTCACGTCTGAAAGAATTAGATGAAGCTCATAATGAAGCACTACGAATGAAAGCAGAGAATGTTATTCGTAAGTCTCATGATGACTTTGATGAATTAAGACAATCAGAAGCATTTCATAACTGGGCAGAAGAGCAGCCTAAGTGGGTTAAGGATGCACTCTACGAAAACATGGATGATCCTGCCTCTGTTATTCGTGTGATTGATCTTTATAAAGTTGATAATGGTATGACACCTGCAGCAAAACGAGATAGTAAGAAAGCTGCAGCATCTACTGTTACCAAAGGAACTCGTACTTCTATTGATGCCAAGGGTGTGTCAGGACAAATCAAAGAGTCTGATGTAGCCAAGATGTCAACCAAGGAGTTTGAGGATCGTCAGGACGAAATTACTGAAGCAATGAAAAGTGGTAAGTTCGTCTACGATGTGTCTGGTGCAGCCAGATAAATAGTTGACACTTTCAAAGTGTTACATATAACTACCAGTATCTAAGTAGAGCCTCCTCTTTGGACTACCTCTACAGATACTTTTTCACAAAAGTCTAAACTACAAAGAACTACCTGTCCAAGTATAGGCCCAGGGGTATTGACTAGCGCAAGTCAATTCTTTCTGCACCCTAGAAAACGTACAGCCTCTTTCAGATGTTTAAGCTTTCTCTTTAAGCCAAATATCATGGAGGATTTAATCATGGCTTTTCAAACAGCGAGTGGCTATGGGAATTTGCCTAATGGCAATTTTTCCAGTGTCATTTACTCCAAGAAAGTACAGCTTGCGTTTCGCAAGAGTACTGTCGTAGGAGACATCACGAACTCTGATTATTTTGGGGAGATTTCTGCCCAAGGTGATACAGTGAAAATTATCAAGGAGCCAGAAATTTCTGTGAATGCCTATGCTAGGGGTACACAGGTTTCAGCACAAGACCTTGATGACGAAGACTTCTCTCTAGTTGTCGATAAAGCAAACTACTACGCTTTTAAAATTGACGATATAGAAGAGGCGCATAGTCATGCGAATTTCATGCAGCTTGCAACTGATCGTGCTGCATATCGTTTAGCTGATCAGCATGACCAAGAAGTTCTTGGTTATCTATCAGGCTACGCACAGTCTTCACTACACAGTAATGCTGACGCAGTTAACACTACTGTAAATGGAACCAAAGCAGTTTCAACTGC